GCAGTAAGTTCCCCATCGTCATTATACACAGCAGATCCGCTAGATCCTGGCATGATAAGCCCGGTCACTAATTGAGAATTAAACATCATAATTACCGGTTTAAACCCGAACATGATACAATAACCCAGGTTGGGATTTTTAGGAGTAAAATCATCCTTCACGCAAGGTTCTTGTTGAGTCATAAGAGTTATGACGATTTCGCCAGAGAAATTTCCTTTAGACACAACATGTGGTAGCAAATTAGGATGTCCTGAGATTGTAGCGGCTGTATATTTTTCAGGCTTTTCGGATGCCAACTTAGTGTTTACTCCGAAGTTCTTTAGCACCTTCACCAAGCATAAATCATGGTTTTTATACATCTTATAACTTAGGACTAAATCGCTATCGCCATTATTTGTAGTGACTACTGCGCCATTCTTAACTATGTTACAAACATGTCGGTTGGTTAGAATAACACTCCCATTAGCCCCACTTCGCATAATGCTTCCAGTTCCACCGTTAGTTCCGGCTAAATTGGTTATTTTTACGCTAGTTTTAGCGAAGTCTTTAGCTTCCTTTGGTGTAAGGACATTGGACGGCTTAGATAGTAAGAACGCCGCAGTTCCTAGTGACAACAGTGCCGTTGCTCCCAGCACCCTAATAATAGCATTAGCATACTTATTCAGTAGTTCAGTTTCTTTTTTAAAAATATTCATTTTTATTCCTTTACATTGCTAGATTAATACTATATTATATTATTTTGATACACCTGTCAACTAAAAAAACATATATATTATAGGTAATAAAGTAGCAACGGGCAAACACCTTTAAAATATTTAAAAGCTGGCCATCACGCTCAATAAATTACTTATTTTTTTAATTATACACATGAGGTTACGGATGCTTCAATATATAAAAAGACGAGACTTAGTTCTCGGTCTATTGCTATGTCTTGGCATTAGATCTATGGTTAGCGGTGATTCCATCGCTTTAGCGGCTATTGCTATTGTTGCCGGAGCTGTGTATTCATACACTATCTACCTTGAATCTAAAATCCAAAAGGACATCAACTCTGAAGTTAAAGAAGAGCTTGAGAACGTTAAGAACCTAGTGAACGGACTCTCAATTAAATCTACAGTTAAGCCTGTCTATGAAGAAAAGAGATTCTTCTAATGGCTAAAGAAATTCTGGATATTAATAAACTTCTTAAAGAATCTAAAGATGTACAGAAATTCTCTGCTGCACAATCGGATTTGATAACACAACTTATAGACGAAAATAAGCTATTACGTGATAAGCTAAATCAGATGGAAACTGCGGTAAAACACACCTCAGCTCTATCTATAACAGATCAGCCTAGCCCTGAATCTATTGTTTGTATGGAACAAATTCAGCGTATACGAGAAAAGTCTAACACCCGCGAGCTAACTCTTGAAGAAGTAAAGCGACTGGACCTTCTCATTAAGAACTTAAGATTGACACAAGAACAATCTACCGAAAACGTAGGCAAGGCTAAATACCGAGATGTATCGGAGGCAGACCTTGTCGCAACCATCGAAGAAACCTAAACTCTCCAAAGACCAGGCAATCGATATTGCTTGGCGTAAAGGGCTCCTATCCTGGAAGCTCCATGCTGCACAAAAAGAAGTGTACAATTCCATAAAAGAAAGCAAAAAAAAGATTGTCGTTGTCGGCTGTGCAAGGCGCTTCGGAAAGTCGTACATGCTTCTCTGTTATGCTATTGAAGAATGCCTGAAAACTCCTTACATTGTAATCAAATTCTTAGCTCCTACAGCTAAAGATATCAAATCTGTCATTGCGCAGAACATGCGTGAAATTCTAAAAGACTGTCCAAAAGAACTCACACCTAAATTTAATTTACATTCAATGACCTACCAATTTCCTAATGGTAGTGAGATACAACTGGCCGGTACTGATAACGGCAATGCGGATAAGGTCCGGGGATCTGAAGCTGCACTTTGTATCGTAGACGAGGCTGGGTTCTGTGATGATTTAAACTACGTTGTCAATAACGTATTGATTCCTACTACGGCTAAAAGTCGTGGTAAGGTTGTACTAATCTCTACCCCTTCTCGCTCACCAGATCATCCATTCATGGATTATTTTCGAACTGCCGAAGCTACTGGAGATCTCGTTAAGAAAACTATCTATGACAACCCTATGATTGATGAAGAAGAAAGAAAAGTCCTCGCTGAAGCTGTTGGCGGATTTGAGAGTGTGTCGTTTCGACGAGAGTTTCTAGTTGAGGATATTGTCTCTGAGCAGGATGCCGTTGTGCCTGAGTTCACTACAGAAAAACGTGCTGAAATCGTAAAAGACATTCCAGCCCCGCCTTTTTTTGACAGCTACGTCTCAATGGACATCGGAGGACGAGACTTCACCGTTGTTCTATTCGCCTACTATGACTTTTTAAAGGCCACTGTGGTTGTTGAGGATGAACTTGTATTCAAAGGTAAGATTCTGACAGACGACATCGCTAACGGGATAAAAGAAAAGGAAGCAAAGCTCTGGACAACTCGCGCCGGGGAACTTAAGCCGGTTCATTTGCGGGTGTCTGACAACAACAATGTCATCCTATTGAACGATCTTTCATATAAACATCAGATAAATTTCGTACCCACATTAAAAGACAACGTTGACGCAGCACTAAACCACGCTAGGCAGTTAATTAAATCCAATCGAATAGTAATCAACCCTCGATGCTCAACACTCATTTCACATCTTAAGGGTGCGATATGGAAAAAGAGCGGAAAAGAATTTGCTAGGAGCGCAGATTTCGGCCATTATGATGCACTCTCAGCGTTTATTTATCTTTGTCGGAATGTCGACTTCACTAAAAATCCTTACCCAGCCAATTACAATATGTCATCGGCAATGGAGTTCTTTAAAAAGGAAGATGGCAAGAAAGAACAGCCTAAAACTCAATTAGAACGCACACTTGTGAATGCTTTTTCCGGTCTAAAACGTAACAATTTACGGAGAAACTTTTAAAAAAACATATATATTATAGTTACAAACCTTGTAGTAAGGACTTTTAATGTCAGACAATATATACTTTGCCTCAAAACCCGCTGAGGAAACAGCTGACGTTTTGCTTAGAAAAGCAAATGCGTGGTACAACCAGTTGTATAACAACGGATACCTGATGAAAATCCGTGATGTTTGGATGTCTTATTACAACTGTAACTACGGAACTGGCTCCAGCAGCCACCGAGTTATGTTCACCGGCGAGCAAGGTGAGCAAGTAGCTATCAGCGTCAACCATCTTCGTAACTTCGGTGAGCACATTATCCAGATGATCACCGCAAATAGGCCGGCTCTTCAAGTTAGAGCCTCCAACACCGACTACAAATCCATTGCCCAGACAAAATTAGCCGAAAGTCTTCTTGATTATTACATGAGAGAGAAGCGACTTGAGAAATATCTTAAGCGGGCAGTTGAATACGCTGTCGTTTTGGGTAGCGGATACATCAAAATGTCATGGAACTCCACTTCCGGTGAGCAATATGAAGTAAATGAAGAAACCGGAGCCCCTATTTATGAAGGGGATGTCGAATTCCGCAATCTCTCTCCCTTTGACGCAATTTTTGACATGTCTAAAGACTCAAGCTTTGAACATGACTGGGTTATTTGTCGAACTTTTAAGAATAAATTCGATTTGGCGGCTAAATTCCCAGAAAAAGCTGAGAAAATCAAAGGTTTGCAGACAAAATCAGACATTCTTCGTTATCGTTTGGATATTACTCCTTACGATGAAACTACAGACGTTCCAATATATGAGTTTTTCCATAAAACTACTGAAAGTATGCCAGACGGACGCTATATTCTCTTCTTGGATAGCGATTTAGTCCTCATGGACACGCCAATTCCTTACAGAACCCTTCCTGTGTTCCGTATATCACCTTCAGACATCCTCGGCACTACTTATGGATACACAACACTGTTCGATCTAATGCCCCTCCAAGAGGCTTTAAACAGCTTATACAGCACCATCCTAACAAATCAGAACGCTTTCGGTGTTCAGAACATTTACGTGCCTCGCCAAGCCGATGTTTCCGTTAAATCTATGGAAGGCGGCCTTAATATCATCGAAGGTAATGCTGCCGCAGGTAAACCTGAGGCTTTGAATCTGACAAGCACCCCTCCTGAGATATTCAACTTTGCTGGGCTCTTAGAAAGACAGATGGAAACCCTTTCAGCGGTTAATAGTGTGGCCCGAGGTAACCCTGAGTCTTCATTAAAGTCTGGAGCAGCTCTTGCTCTAGTTCAATCTCAAGCATTACAGTTTATGTCTGGACTTCAAGAGTCATACACCCAACTAATCGAAGACGTTGGTACAGGACTCATCAATATGCTTAAGGATTTCGCATCTGTTCCGAGACTTGCCACTATTTCAGGTAAGGCTAACAAGGCTCTCTACCAAGAAACATTCACTGGTGACGATCTTTCTCAGATCAACCGTGTTATTGTCGAGGCTGGAAATCCTCTCGGAAAGAGCACCGCTGGTAAAATGGAAATAGCCCAGCAAATGATGCAGTATGGTATTATCAAGAATCCGGAAGACTTCTTGGCGGTAATGGAGACGGGAAGACTAGATCTGATGACAGATGAATCCTACCGTGAAACTTTAAACATCCGTCAAGAAAATGAACGTCTTGCTGACGGTCAAAATGTTAAAGCTTTAATTATCGATAAACATTCTATTCATATTAATCATCATAAAACAGTGTTATCTGATCCTACTTATCGTTTTGACGACGAATTAGCCGGAAGAGTACTTGCACATATTCAAGAGCACGTGGATCTTCTCCGCAATGGAGACCCAGGTCTTCTTGCAATGATGGGGGAACAATCTCTTGGTCCGGCGCAAGGAACTCCTCCTCCGCCACAACAAGGTGGGGATGTAAATCAATCTCAAGCTCCTAATCCTGAGCAAAGCCCTATGGGACCTCCTCCTGCTGGAGCTGAGGGAATGCCAGGAATGCCTAATATGCCCCAAATTGATTCCGGACTTTTAGTCAAGCCTGAGCTTCAACAGAATAGTTTAGGAAATGTAAAATAATGGTTATATATAAAATTACTAATCTATTGAATAAAAAATGCTACATAGGACAAACTTCTCAAAAGAATCCTATGAGAAGATTTTATAGCCATATTTCTAATTCTAAATTAAATATGGACGGTTATTTATATAATGCGATTAGAAAATATAGTATAGAAAATTTCAAATTTGAAGTAATAGAAGAAGTAAATTCTAGGGATGAATTAAATTTTTTAGAAAAATACTATATAAAACATTATGATTCAATGAATAATAAATATGGATATAATTTAACATCGGGAGGGGGGCAGTGTATTTTAACTGCCGAAAGTCGATTAAAAATTTCTAACACAATTAAATCCCAATTTAAAAATGGCCGTAAGATTGTATTAAGATCCATCCTTAAACTTTCCGAAGAAACAAAAAAAAGAATTAGTTTGTCCGGAAAAGGAAAAAAGCGTTCTGAGGAAACTAAAAAGAAAATGAGTGCTGCGCATAAAGGAAGAAAAAAATCGGACGAATGTAGAAAACGATTATCAGAGGCAAAGAAAGAATATTTTAAAAAAAATAGAGCGCCTAATTCAAAAAAAATAATCTGTTTAAATGATAATAAGATTTTTAATAGTGCTAGCGATGCTGGACGGTTTTATAATATACCCGTAACTGCTCCGCCTAGAGTTTGTAGAAAAGAGCGAGCGCACTATAAAGGATTTGTTTTTGAATGGTTTAATTCCGTTCCCGCAAATATGCTGCCAAATCCTGATGTACAACAACAGGCGATGAACAACGTAAAAGGTTAATTAAAGGGGATATGATTTGTCTACGAAGTATCTAAATGGGGAAAATATACTTCGGCAAGTGTACGATGCCGATGCTGAGAGTCTTAGGACTACAGCGGTAGCTACATTTAGCGGCGGATCAATTAGTGTTTCTATTTCCCACCTCACCGATAGTATTAAGATCGGAGATGGTACAGATTTTTTAGCAATTAACCCTGATGGCAGTATAAACGCTGTTATTTCAGGGACAATGAATATTGAGATTGATGCTGCAGATGGCGATAACATCGCTATATCAGACGGAACTGATACATTAGCTATAAATGCTGATGGTAGTATAAATGTTGCTGGTGTTGCTACGGAAGTAACACTTAGTGCAGTGGATGCAAAGCTTGGAGCGGTTGAATCTGCTCCTGGAGTTTCAGCAAGTACAGCAATAACTATTCAGGGTAATCCTGGCGGATTGGCAGTACCCGTAGATGTCTCTAATTTCCCAGCAACCCAAGCTGTAACACAGTCGGGTACTTGGAATATAAATGACATCACCGGAACAATAAGCCTTCCTACTGGAGCCGCCACTGAAACGACGTTAAACTCGGTGCTTACGGCGATTCAAAGTATAGATAGCGATACGCCGCCTCTTGGTCAGGCTTTGATGGCAGCTTCTATACCTGTAACAATGGCTTCAGACCAAACCGGAATTAATATGTCCGGTACGGACAACGGTACGGATAGCGGAACAAAATTTACACTGGTGAATAATAGACGCCAGCAAATATTAGCAGCTAAAGATCGAAATGACGCAGTTACTTATGCTGATTTTGGAACAAAAAATGAACGAATTACGCAGATTGACTACACGTCAGCAACAATAGGCGCGTTCACTGCTAGAAAAACTGTAAATTATGTATTAGATGGTAGTAAATATAAATTAACGAATATAGTTTGGACTTTATTTTAAGGAGATATAATGAAATTAACGAAGTTAGACCTACTTACACAAGTAGTCGGAAGTTACGATCAAACAAAAACGACAATTTCAGGACGTGTCGCCTCAAAAACTGTAGATAGTCTTCCTGTACTGGGTGCCCCTCTTACTAAATATATGGACTTTTTCACAGACTCACTAGGATCTATCCCTACTGGAGCTATGTACGCCAGTCCTAATGGTAGACTATTTGTAGTTGGTACTGTTGCGGCAGGCCAAATACCAATTTTTCTTTACACATTCAACTATGCTGACGGAAGTTTTGCGTTTGTTGGAAGAATAAACCTAACTTCACCAAATAACGCGGCAACAACTCACACGATAAAAGATATTCGAGTTATTGACACAGGAACTACTGGATGGAAGATTTACGTTGCTACAGTGGGATCTGTTGTTATCAACGGTGGAACATTCTGCGCTAACAGTATTGATTTAGCCGACTTTGTTCCGGTTGCAGCGCCTACTATACCGTTTGCAACAGGAAATGGTCAGAAAGCTGTTTATTTCAGTCAAAATGGATCCGCTACAGGCGTTAACCAAGCAGAAACTACAGCAGCGGCTCTTATTTACGATAGTAATACAAATAGAATGTACACACATAACGGTATTGCCGCAACACATCAGTATTTTGTTCGTGATACCACAGCGTCACTAACTTACACTTCAGCTTCAGTGAGTGTGTCAGTTGCTGCTCCAGGTAAAGTAACTTATAACTCACATCCATATTTAGCTAATGACCCTGTAGTATTCATAGCAGGTACTGTTCCTACTGGACTTGTTGTTGGTACTGTATACTATGTTCGTAACCCTAGTGCAAATGATTTCGAATTATCATTAACCACTGGTGGAGCATCTATTACTACCACAGGATCGGTTTCTGTTGGAGCGGTAATCGGAAGAGCTTTTGGTACCACAAGTGCGGACTTTTTATACAAAACTGGAAACTTACCAGCACTTACTGGCGTTATGCTTACAAACGGTTCTGAAAGAAAAGCTGTACCTGTAGCGGCACCTCTTAACGGCGGAACTTTAAATGGTAATGCTTGTGCGTTTATCGCTACTTCAACTAATATATATTTAGGATTGTTGTCAGAGCTTACTACAGGAACTACATCTTGGCCTTCACTCACTACATCCAATATTCTTGGAACAACCAACCAGATTACAGCGGCTACCCCAGCGTTTGCTACATGGTCTGATGAGTTGGACTGCGCGCTATACACAACAAATACCACTAAAATTGTGGGTAAACAGGTTGTAAACAATCTAATTAAATATCTATTCGGAGAAATCAATAACACTTACCTAGAAACAACTTCTCCTGCAGTAGTTGAAATGGGACTTGCCGCTATTGCTGCAATAGCCACCGAAAGTGGCTGGTTTTTTGTTGCCGGATCTACCATAGGTCAACGTGGCATTATCTGTATGGATATGAGATCTGACAGTAGTGTTGATTACTCATACATCGTAACTAAGGTGATTAATACGCCAAATCAACAAATATACGTATTAAATACTTTAGAAGCTTTGTATACATCTACAGGAAATGTTAAGTTACAATATAGAACTAGTGGATTTGGAAGTATCAGCGGAGGATGGACTGACATTGCTTTAGGAACTGACCTCTCTGCTATCACTACGGCAAGTCAAATACAGTTTAAGATTTTATTCAACATGCAGTCTGAGGGAGCTTCTTCTCCGGCGCAAGTTAATGAGCTTCTGTTAGGATACATCGATAATGTTGAACTTGATGAACATTTTGAATACTCTCATGATAACTCATCTACAGGATCTCCAACAAGAGTCGCGTTTAGATTGAAGAACGCGTTCCAGTCATCTGTACCAACATTGACATTTAAATCGTATGATCTAAGCGATACCCTACTGATTAGTCAAACTACAGTGAGTCATCCTGCTAACTTCGAATATAGCACAAATAGCGGATCTAGCTGGTTGCCATTGGGAACAATTCCTAACACAGTGGGTACATTGATTGGATATACGTTTACTTCTCCGCCCGGAACAGATATTCGCCCCGTTATTAAGTCGTAAGGAGCTATAAATGGCCGATATTTTAACGCAGAGCCAGGTATACCAATCCAGCTCTGCGCCCACAGTATTTAGTGACCAGTTTATATTCGGGATGGTGTACCAAGGTTCATCATCCGCTTGTATAGTCGACATCACCCCTCCGACATTCGCCGGAATATCAACTCTTACAGTTGGATCACGAGGTCAAATCATCGCAACTTGGGCTGCAGGCACTGATGCTACAGCCCCTGTTCGTTATGAAGTGTACATCCAAGCTAGCGTGAGTGTTGGTCTATTCACAGCTCAAAACATTATTGCTATCACAGATAAACTCCAGTTTAGTACATTCACATTACCGGATGGAAGTTTTCTTGTTAACGGAACCACATATTATGTTGGCGTGAGAGCAATTGACGGCGTTAACAATCGTGAAGGAAATGTCGTTATTCTTAACGTAATTTCTACAGGAGTTTATGTATCTAGTGAAACATATAGCACAGATGCGGTATTTTCTATAGACTCTTCTAATCAATTTAGAGGAACACTCTGGGCTATTAAGAATAGCGTTATCGCTACTAATATCAATGCTGTGCTTGGTAGTGCGAGCTATCAGGTTTATGATAAAACTGGAGCAGCGGTTGTTGGTATGAGCGGAAGTGGAATAACCGCAGATGTTAACGGTCAGTATGTTATCCCCGCTGTAGCTAATCTAATGTCTAATGCTCTTGATCATTACACCGTAAAAGTGACAATTATGGTAGATAGCGCAAACCGCGCCAACTACGTACCGATTGTTAAAGAAGACGAAGACTATCAAATCCTTGGTAATTTCTTTGTTGACGGTAATAACGACTTCGATGGATCATTCTGGGTGATGGAAGATGAGGTTATTGTAACTTCAGATCTAGGAACTGGAAGCTATCAAGTGTACAGCCCAGCTGGGGCTCCAGTTGTCGGTATGTCTGAAAGCGGATTAGCCGCTAACGGTGTTGGGATATTCACTATCACAAACGTAGCATCTCTTATCCCTCCTAATCAATTGGGGTATACAGTTAAGATTGCGGTTACAGTCGATGGTGTTGTACGAAGTATTCTATTACCTCTTAACAGCAAGATACCTTCATACAAAGCACACGGTGGATTCGCTATTAATGCGTCTAATCAGTTTATAGGAGCTCTATGGGCAACCGCTGATGGGCTAACCCGCACTACAGGTATCGGAACCGCTAATTACACGGTTTATGATGCTTCAGGCGTTGCTGTAGTAGGTCTCAGTCAATCAGGAATCACCGCTGATGGAAATGGTAGATATATCATTACTCCAGTAAGTGCGATTCTTCTAACTGACCTCACTATCTTCTCCGTGAAGATCGGTATAGTAATCGATGGCGTTGAAAGAGTGTCATATAAAACTATGTCCTTAATGGGAACTTAATGGCGACAAGAAAGTTAGTGGCGCATGACAGCCATGAAGATCACCAGATACTAGCGACTGATAATATCAAGCGCTATATCATGAACGACTCGGAGGACTGGCAATTTTTGCTAGGTCCTTCTAGTAGTTTTACCACTTCAGCTCAAATCATAAAGCTGGCAGGGGAATTCGATACTGGAGACTTCGATCATATAAGAGTTGTTGGATATTTATACAACACTTTCAGCGGTACGATTGATAACAGCGCTTCCTGCACATTTAAAGTGTACATGGTGGCTAACCCCGGTAGTCCTCCATGGGACGATCAGTTGCTACATACCGTAGCTGGTACTCAAATACCCAACAGTTATTACTATGCATCAATAGATCTCACAACCTTGTCAGCAGCGTCATTAGACGGTGATACAACATTAATGATTGAGGGTACTATTGTTAGGATGGGTAGAACTTACCGAGATAGAATTTATGTAAACCATTTAGGCGTTTACGACAGTATTACAAGACTTAAAAAAGATGTTCAATGGCTTAACCTTAGTAAAAAGGATGAATAACTATGCGTAAATATGCCGTAGTTGATGACAACACAGTAGTTGAAGTATTAAATTTAGATGAAGATGGGTATAAACATGAAGCATCGTATCATCAGCTTATTATTGACATTGAAGATTTATTAATTCAGCCTACCGTTGGGTGGAAATTCGTAGTTAATCAGTTAACCCCTCCTCCAGCCGCCCCAGTAGACCTTCCAACACTGATTAAAGCGAAAATCAAATCTTATCAGGACAAGGCTCCTACTATCCTGCGAGATATGTACACCGCCAACACGCTTCTCGGCATCACTATACAACAATCAGACGCTATGTTTGCTGATTATCAGGATGTTCTGATTAGACTCAGAGAAGGGGCTTGGCCAACAGCTCTTTATCGACTGCAACAAAAGACTCCGTCAGGATTTGTTACACAACCTATGATTGATAACTGGATCGCTGTTATACAGATTAATTTATAATGGAAATTATCATCGGATGCTCTAAAAATTCTAAGATAGGATCTTGGCTCATCAGATGGTGGATTGGAGTAGATTATTCCCATGTATACGTTAAATGGAGACTAAAGACTCAGGATAGATGGATTGTTTACCACGCATCTCACGGTATGGTTCACTTTGTGAGTGATGAGAACTTTAAGCTTAAGAATCAAGTGGTAAAAGAGTACACCCTTAATATCGCACAAAAACACTTCATTGACTTCAGTCGATTATGTGTAGACTTAGCTGGACAAGAATACAGTGCACTAGAACTTGTACAGATATTTATAAGTAATA